ACCTGTTAGAATTAGAAAAGCATATATTCTTGGCTAAATTAAGCAAAAAGTGAGGCAATCCATGGTCAGAACCAGCACAGCAAAATCCACAGCCATAAAACTACTAAAACCACGGGACGGTGATCTTAAAAACGTAGGACCCGAGCCAGACTGGCGCACTCAGCCCGAAGCCGACAAACGTTCATCTGCTGTGCTTCACGCCATCAATTGGTACAACTATAATTTCCAACGCAAAGACAGCAAAGAATTCTTGCTGGATTATCTGGAACGCAATGGACGCGGCACAGAAGCCAAACGCATCAAAGGTGTCAGCGACTACGAATTCAAGCACGTGACAGGCTGGCTGGCTCGCATGACCACAGTGGGCCTACAACTCAGTGAGCACGAGCAACTGCACGTCAGCACAGAAATCAACAGACTCAAGGCATTGAAAGAACAAGTAAAGAAAGAAGTCAAAGAAGATGATGTGATCAAGCCCAACATACAGGATAGACTGCGTGACAAAGCCGTTGAGGCCGCTGGCGAATTAGAAGCCCTGTACGATGATTTCTGCACAGGCGCAGAAGTTAAACTGAACTTGAACAACCACAAGCCCATGACCATCATACGCGGTATGAATGTTCAGCCCACACACATCAGTCAAGTGCGCGATCCTTTTGCCAGCAAAGTGGCAGAACTCACAGAAGCCCTGGAAGGCAAGGATGCTCAGTTGGTCGAAGGCTACAGCCGCTGGGGCAAAAACGAACTCAAGCAGATGCTGAAGTTCTGCGAGTTGGTAGTGGCCGATTGCGACAGTTATGTGCAGATCAAAAAGGTAGAACGCAAACCCAGGGCCAAGAAAAAACAAACGCCCGATCAGATTGTGCGCAAGTTGAAATATCTGCAGGCATTTCCGGAATTGAAACTCACTTCCGAGCCTGCTACCAAACTGGCAGACTGCACAGAGTTCTACACCTACGATACCACCAAGCGCAAACTACAGCACTATGTGGCTGACTCACACGTGGGGTCAATGACTGTGAAAAACAACACCATCATTGGTTTTGATGCCAATCTCAGTGTGAGCAAAACTCTGCGCAAACCAGCAGATCAACTGAAAGCATTGTTTGCTGGTGGCAAGCCCGGGGCTCGCAAGTATTTCAAAGACATCAAGGCCACTGAAATCAAACTCAACGGGCGCTTCAACGAAAATCTCATAATCCTTAAAGTTTGGTAAACTAACACTCACAGCACCCGGCCCTGTGCTAAATACAGCACAGGGCTTTTCTTATGAGTGATACACTGACCAATCTTAAATCCAAAGTATTTGACTATGTGAACACCCGCTTGGGCGGCAACTTGGTTGACGTAGAACTCAACGCGCCGGACTATGAAGTGGCCTATGAACAGGCAGTATTGACCTACAGGCAACGGGCTCAAAATGCCTACGAAGAAGCCTACAACTTTATCACCCTGCAGAGCGATCTAACACACTACACATTGCCGCAGGAGATCTACAATGTGCGTCAGATCTTCCGCCGTACCATTGGATTTGCCCAAGGTCCTTTCAGCCAGAGTTTTGATCCTTTCAGCAGTGCCATCATGAACACATATCTCTTGAATTTCAACTATTCGGGCGGTTTGGCCACTTACGACTTTTACACCCAATATGTAGAGCAGGCTGCTAGAATGTTTGGTGGATTCATCAACTACACCTACAATCCTGTGACCAAGGTGCTGCACATCATCAACTATCCCAAGGGCGAAGGCGAAGTGATCCTGCTGTGGTGCGATCAGATGCGTCCCGAAATACAACTCTTGACCGACTATCGCATACTGCCCTGGATCCGTGACTACACCTATGCTGTGTGCAAACAGATCATCGGCGAAGCTCGTGAAAAATTCAATTCAATCGCCGGACCCGGCGGTGGCACCACGCTGAATGGCGCACAACTCAAGGCCGAAGCCAAAGAAGACATGGCCAAGTTGATTGATGATCTACAGAAGTACGTGGATGGCAGCCAGCCTTACTACTGGGTACAAGGTTAAACTGCGTCAAATATTCTTGCCTAAAAATTTGCACTCTCTCTAAAGATGTTATAAAATACATTACGCAGGGAGGCAACAGTGGTAGAGAAAAAAATTCCTAAATTATTTGAACGCATTGGTATATCAGCCAATGCCAACGTTGCTACAGATCAAGCAGCAACGCCAGTCTTGTCACCAAAGCCCAAGGCACCGCCTCCGCCGAAGGGACCTAAAAACTCCCGGGGTTTTGGTGGCTCCAAAGTACGCAGAACCAGCGGCAGGGGGCGATAATGTCCAAAAGAATCATTGGCGTCTGTGGTCTTATTGGTTCAGGCAAAGACACCATCGCTGACTATCTAGTGAACATACATCAATTCCGCAGAGAATCCTTTGCCAACAGCCTCAAAGACGCAGTAGCCGCTGTGTTTGGCTGGGACAGGGAAATGCTGGAAGGACGTAGCAAAAGCAGCAGAGAATGGCGCGAATGTGTAGATCCTTGGTGGGCAGAAAGACTGGGCATACCGCATCTGACACCGCGCTGGATACTACAGTACTGGGGCACAGAAGTATGCCGCCGGGCCTTCCACGATGACATCTGGATTGCTGCTGTAGAGCACAAACTGTCTAAATCTCAGGACGATATCGTTATCAGTGACTGCAGATTTCCCAATGAAATTGCGGCTATCAAGCAACAGAACGGTTTGGTCATACGTGTGAAACGTGGTCCTGATCCCGAATGGTACAGACACGCTGAAGCAGTCAATGCCGGCCCTAGATTCATTGGCTGGGCGCTGAGCAAGTCCAAAATGGAAGATTACAAAATCCACCCCAGCGAAACATCCTGGATTGGCAGTGATTTTGATCATGTGATTGACAACAACAACTCCTTGGATGAATTGTACTGTCAGATCGATGCTTTACTCAACGTGGTCACCGCGACGCCAGACACTCTTGTCCCAGCTTAATTCTACCGCACAGTTATGACACACTGTGCGTAGATTATGCAGTTGGCCGTTGTTCAAATTTCCATCCAAATGATACACCATGAGTTGTCGTGCTATTTTGGCACGGAACCCGCATAGGTCACAGATTTTTTTCAACTTGTAGCCCTGCGCAGACCAGCGTGGAGTTTGTGCTGGTAGTTTTTTATGGCGCCGTTCACACTCGGTGCATCTGCTGCGATACACACACTTGTCGTTGCGATAGTAAGCAATGGCTCTGGGACGGCGTTCGCAGGCTTTGCACAAGGGTCTCATACACATATTTACAGCAAAACCTACTTAGTAGGTTGCCATAACCAGCCAGATTTCGCAGTTCTTTATAAATATCTACAACTGGATATAAAGGAACTAAACCATGGCATTAATTTCACCAGGCGTAGAAGTAACAGTCATAGACGAAAGTCAATACTTACCCGCAGCAGCAGGTACCGTACCTTTCATACTTTTTGCATCAGCCCAGAACAAAATTTCTGGCACAGGTACAGGCGTAGCAGCAGGAACGTTGGCAGTCAACGCAGGCAAGGTATATTTAATTACCAGCCAGCGTGATATGGCTACCACATTTGGTAATCCATTCTTCTACACAACCACCGCTGGTACACCCATCAACGGTTACGAACTCAACGAATATGGCTTGTTGGCAGCTTACTCAGTACTAGGCGTCAGCAACCGCGCATTTATGATGCGTGCCAACATTGACTTGGCAGCATTAACTGCCAGCTTGAATCGTCCCTTGGGCGATCCCGCTCCCAACACCTACTGGTTGGACACAGACGCCAGCACATTTGGCTTGTTTGAGTGGAACAGCACAGGCGGCGGCGGCACAGGCGCATTTGCATTGAAAACACCCACAGTGATCACAGATCCTGATTTGACCACAGGTCCCAATGTGGCACCTCTGCAAAGTGTGGGCATGATTGGTGATTATGCCATAGTTGCAACCAACACAGAACTGCCCTTGTACTACAAAGCAGGTAACACAATTCCCAGCACCAACAGCAACTACAATGAGTGGGTGGAAGTTGGCTCCGCTGACTGGCAAAATGTATGGCCCACAATACAGTCTGCAGCAGTTACCACAGGTGTACAAGGTTATTTGACACTGAATGGTACTACCATTGACAGTGGTATCAACACAGACTTGAGAGATGTAGTCTATGACAGCGGCAGCAATGCTTATGTGGCTGTGGGTGCTTCAATTACCTCCAGTACCAATGAAATTTATTATGCTCCTGCTGCCAACGTGGCCGGACAGTGGTTGACAGCCAACATCGGTGGGTTCTCTGGAAACCTCAATGCTGTGGCTCCTGACAGCGGTTTGTTTATGGCTGTGGGCGACAACGGTAATATCTTGTCAGGCGGCGCCAATACTGCTGCTTGGACCCAGATCGGCAACGCTACCACAACATTCGCAGGAGCCTTCCGTGACATCGTTGGCACAGGTTTTGGTTTTGTGCCTTTCGTGGCTGTTGGCGACTCTGGAGCAATTTTCCGTGCTAATGCATCTAGCACAGGTTTCTCGGCAGCCAACGCCAATGCCACAGTAAGTACCGCACTGAATGGTATAGCAGTATTAAACGCATCGGGCACACATCTAGCGGTGGGTGCCAGTGGTATCATGCTATGGACCAATGATATGTGGAGCACTACATCCAACGTGACCAATGTCAGTTTGACCACCAACACATTGAATTCCGTGGCTTATAGTGGTGGCACTACGGTGGTAGTTGGAGCCAGTGGCACTGTGTTGCTCAATACCGCAGGAGCCAGCAACGTGTCGGCCTGGAGCCAGGTCAATACATCCAGTGTTATTCCAACATCGAAGAACTTGGTTGATGTAACGTACACTAGTGGACAGTTTGTAGCCATAGCGGCCACAGGAGAAGTTTATGTATCTACCAACGGTAGCACCTGGACTGCAGGCACAGCATCTGGATTGACCAGTATCAGTGCAGTCACCGGCGGATATACTGCCAGCACAGCAGTGATTGTGGGCGCCGACGGAGGAGTAGTTGTAGGCAATCCCAATTCTATTTGGACGCCTAACGCACAGGGTGCCACTATCTCTACCTTGGCAGCGGCTATCAATGCTGCTGGTATCACAGGCATTTCGGCCGGAGCAGTCAACAACAGGCTCAATATCTATGGTGGTTACACAGCACAGCCTTCGGGCGGTGCCTACGGTACCATAGCACTTGGCGGCGATTCCAGTATGTTGAGTTTGCTTGGCATCACTGCTGGTACGTACAATGTACCTGTCACACAAGCAGGACCGCATACCAATCCTCCACGTTGGACCAGTACGTTAACCACACAGCGTCCTTCGGGATCTATTTGGAACAAGACCACAGCAGTGAACAATGGAACATTGTTGACTGTGAGCAAATGGAGCACTACTCTGCTACAATTTGTACAGCAGGCCTGCCCCTTGTACATCAGTGACGCGGCTGTTAATAATGCGTTGGATCCCGCAGGCGGCGGCAAGAATATTGCTGCTGGTGCGACTTATGCACAAATTCATCCCATGGCAGACACCAATGACTTCACTGTGAACACAACCACCAACACCATAACCAACGGTTTGGTTGGAATGCAGTTGTTCCAGCGTTATGCCGCAGGTGCTACCAATGCACAAGGCGTAGAAGCCGATCCAGACTTTGGCGATTCCACAGATAAGACTTTCTATATCAGTGCCAGCGTCAAAGGATCCAGCTCATATGCTACGCCTGTACTGTGTACAGTTGGCGGAACATACAGTGCTGAAGACTTTGTCACAGCCGTATTCAGTTCCAATCTCGACGGCGTCACAGCAGAAGTCAACACACAGGGATACATTGTACTGTCACATGAATACGGTGGCAGCATCCTGTTGCAAAACGGCAGCAGTACCAGCACCATAGTTGAAATCGCTGGATTTGTACCCAACGACGGCACAGCAACCACTGTAACAGTCAATGCCAAGACCAACAATTATTTTGGCAGCACAGGCTTAGGTGGTGATGGTGATGTTGTTGAACTCAGTAACTGGGTCGATGGCAGCACCTGGGCACTGGGCACAGAAGTTTACTATCAGCCCACAGCACCTGATCGCTTGCCTGACAACGGCACATACTGGTACTACTCGGCTGCTGATCAAGTTGACATCATGATCAAAGATGGCGGTGTGTGGAAAGGCTACTACAATGTCACAGCAGACATCCGTGGTTACAATCTCAGCACAGGACTCAACGAAACAGGTCCTATCATCAGTCCCACTGAGCCTACCACTATCACGGTCAACAGCAGTGAAATCCAACTGACAGATCAAGTGGGTCAGTTGTGGATTGACACCAGCGACCTTGATAACTATCCTATCGTAAAACGCTGGGAAGAAGTAGCACCCGGTGATTATCAGTGGGTGTTGATTGACAACGCCGATCAGACCAGCCAAAACGGCATATTGTTTGCCGATGCACGTTGGGCCAGTTCGGGCACAGTTGACCCTGTGAACGATCCTGTACCTACTATCCAAAGTTTGTTGAACAGTGATTACTTGGACTTGGATGCTCCAGATCCGGATCTATATCCTGAAGGTATCTTGCTTTGGAATATGCGTCGTTCGGGCTTTAACGTTAAGGCCTTTACCACCAACTACTTTACA